TAGTATAGATAACTCTCTTACAGCCGCGTCTCTCGTCCCTATATCTTCATCCGATTGAACGTAATATCTGATAAAAGTGTCCTCTGTGTCGGGTATTTTTGTACCAACATACACAGGATTACCCCCGGCTGTGATATTGCCGTTCAAAAGTGAAAATATGTTTGAGAAAACTGCTACCCTGTAATCCATTATCTGTATATTTTTTCCAATCGCTCTATTAAATCTTTTTTACCAACATTAAAAGCAGGTTGCATAAATGGTTGTCCACGTGTGCCGGGGTGCTTTACCTTTTTACCATAAATAGCCCAATCCCTTGAAAAGTTATTCCATCCTCCCGGAGCGCGTCTTTTAGCACCTGCCAAGACTTTTTTATTTCGCGCCCTAATGATATGCGGCTTTGTTCCTTCCTCAACGGCTTGGCTATAATTTGCGTTACTTATAACCTCCCCTTGCATTACGCCCTTTGTATCTACTTTGACTGTAATTTGTTGCCTTAGATTTCCATCCTGAACAGGTGCTTTGTGCATGGCGTATTTGTGCATTCTGAAAGTGGCAGTTGTTAAAGCATTTTTTGTTGCTTTGTCATGCTTGCGTGTAAATTGCTTCACATCCGCCCTGAACTGCTTGTCATCTAATTTCATTTCCGCACCTCCATTCTTATCCACTTTTTATCTTCGGTTACAAAAACGTATTCAATCTGATAGGTGACACCGTCAATTTCGGCTGTCATCTGAGTTGTTATAGTTTCCGGTCTGTTGACCAAAGTAACCTCAAAAGGATTGTCATAACCAAATTGCGCACGCTCTATTCGCTTGCTGCCTGACATGGGTTGCAACCTGCACCAATCAGTAAAGAGTTCAGTTTTGGCATCGGTCTTAATCCCGCCCGTGGCAGTTCGTGCTGTCGAGTAGTCATATACGGTTATCCTTTTGTCTAACTTACCTATCATATCAAATCACGTTTGTGAACGTTTATGATGTTCTTCACCTCTGGCAGATAATTGCCTTCTGCGAAGTCATCGCGATAATAGTACCACTTAGCAACCTGTTTCAAAATAGCCTGTTTCAAATCTTCCGGCAATGTCTCTGTTTCACTCTCTCCATATCCCGCCGTGCAGGTTACTTTAAGTTGTGATGTTTCTGATATTTCCGTGAAAATCCGCTTTTCGTAATTTCCTGCTGTCTCATATATAGCCGTCTCAGTGTCGCCATTCCTGGCAATCTTCTGAACGCTGCTGACTGAAATAACAGGATAAACAGGCAGGGTGAAATCTTCATCACCGTCAAAATAGATTTCAAAAGTTTTTTTGGAAAAAGACAGACCCGATTCACGCTCCAGATACGTACGAACGGCCTTAATCAACTGCTCTAACAAATCAACTTCATCTGTGACCGTATCATATGTAAACTTTATGAACTGCTTAACTTCATCGGTGCTTACCGGCTCACTTGTCAGGTCTGCCTTTATCCTTATCTCCATTACTTCGTATTTTTAAGTGTTTTGTCCTCTTTGGTTTTCGGCGTCTGCTTTCTCTGCTTGGCATCCGGTTTCGTTAGTCCTTCACGTTCTAACATTTTGACCTCAGCAGGATAAACATTCACCGTCTTACCGGATTTCAAATTAACTTCAACTTTTTTCATCGCTCGTAAAATTTCCAATATACGTAATTCACTTTTGCTTGACCTGCCGTGATGCCCGCCCCATCAACCATGATTCTAAAGTATCTGTAAAATGGGGCTGCTGTCGTGGCGGTGGTGTCAATTAAAGCTGATAAATCACTGTTGAATGTTAGATTGACATCTCCCGATAGGGCTGTATTACTTACATCTATTTCCGTATATGAATCTGTACTAAAGACCTTCCCGTAGAACTTCACATCATAATTGCCTGTCAGCGTCTCGGCGTCTTCGAGGTCAATTTGGATGTTGTATAATACGGGGCGGTTCTTATTTACCACCATATCAAAGTACAGCGTATCCGTTGTACTTAGCCCTACGGTGTCAGCCGCTTGGCCTGTGTAGTCGTACAAGGTTTGTTCAGTAGCAAGCGTTCGGCTCACTGTTCTGTCTTGTGCCGTGGCTGCGGAGGCAACCAACATAATTAATATTAATCCTATAATATTTTTCATTTTCTTAAATTTTAAAGGTGAAGCGGGGTTTTACCCCCGCGTTAATTTTATCCTATCACTTCTTCAATTGCTGCTTTAACTGCGTCAAATGTTCCGGTAACAAAACCAAACTTATGCGGTGTAGCTACCTTCACCCCTGCCATACGAGCAGAAGCCAAAATAGTAACGAGGTCTTTCAATACATCATCTTCATTCTCGTAGTGGAATGAAACGCGCATCGCTCGCTTGATATACAGCTTAGCACGTCTCATGTCGGCCATTAGGAATTGGTCTGCGTCCAAATCGAGAGAAGGAACCACCCTTATGCCGTCGATGTCTGTGATACCATTCCCTAACGGCGGAATCAGATAACCCTTGTCATCGTCTTTCATCCCGCGAAGGTTCATAAGGTCGCCCTGATTCACAAACAGGTGTGTAGGCATAAACCCTTTACGGTTAGATGCTGAGGTGTCACCGTTCATTATCTGCGTTGCGATTGCCCTTACCGCATCGATGTAATTCGCTCCGGCTACCTTCTTAAAGTTTGCTGGCTTGCTAAAAGATTTAGCTTGTCCAATCAACCCTGTTAAGTCTGAACCGTTAAACAACTGGTCTTCCACCTTTCGAGGGATACCATTTGTCAGAAGGTCAACAACTTCACTCCGTGTATATTCCCAATCTTCAAGCGCCGAACGTGACACCTTGATATAATCGGAAATCATCTTAATATCAAGGTTCTGTTTCGTCCATGTTGCGTTTGATTGCGCTGATGCCGCGCTTCCTTCGCTGACAAATTCCGCGCTGTTGGTTTCGGATGTCAATTCCCACCAGCTTATGGAATCGCGACCTGCTCCGATAGTGCCCTTAGGAACTAAATCATATAACGGCGTATCTTTCCACGGTGCTTTAGCAACTCCCGGCTCGACTTGGTCTTCGATTGTCCCGCTGTTGATGTCGGATGTTAGAATACTTTTTGTTTCAAAAGCATATTTTCCGCCCTGCTTTTTGATAGCTGCCTTAAAATCGTCTGATTTCAGGTTTTTATCAATCTCACCGAATGGGTTTTTGCTTTTGTCCTGAATCTCACCCATTTTCTTAATGTCGGTGCTGATTTGGTCGAGCTGGTCTTGTTGCTTTTTAAAGTCCTCAGTCCCCACCAGTTTATCCATTTTTTCCGTCAACTCACCGTACTTTTTTTCGAGTGTGTCAACGTCTGCTTTTTTGGTTATGTCTTCTTTCAAGGATTCAATACCCTCATTAATCGACTTAACCGTTTTTTCAAGTTCTTTTTCCATTTTTGTTATTGGTTTAATAATTCAACTGTTCTTTTTAACTCCTTAATTAACGGCTCTTCGGTAGTGCTTCGCAGCGGCTTGCCTTCGAGTGTTTCGGATATTGATTTTAGTAATTGTTTTCTTTGTTCTGAATAGTCGCGTTTGAGCATTTCATCAATAACCTCTTTCATATCTGATTTCATGCTAACAAGTGGCGTCCGGACATTTGCTCCCCACATTGTAAGCGTGCTGTATTCCCACAAACGCCATTCTTTCACGTATCTATTATCTTCTTCGTCTCGCTTAATCGCTTCAACTGCCACGGAATGTTCAAGGCTTCGGCCTAATTCCTGATATAGCTTGTAATCCTCAAACACATCGCGGGCAATCTCCTTGTTCATGTTCATTTGAGAAGTTACCAGCAATCCAAAGTCGTCTTCTTTCATTTCGATAGGGGCGCCGAGTAGCTTTGTGAAGTCATGATTTAAAAAGTGCCTGATTCGTTTTAGGTTTTCCTGAATCGTTTTAGCGAAACTTCCCTTCATTGAAATATCACCGTCTGAATCTTCGTTATCAAACGCGTTCACATACATTTGAACGATTCCCTTATCCTTGACGGCTTTAATTTCTGATTCTTTCGTTATTATCTTCATATCGCTGTAAATTAAAAAACATTTTCTGTAAAAAATCTATAACATCATCGCTACCTATGCCTAAATATAATGTAAATATAAATCAATTTTTTTAAACAGTCTCATAACTCATAGCACATCTGCAATTAATCACATTTCCAGCGCTGCCTCTAGGGTCTCCCGGGTACTCCATTTGCTCGCCGTTGACGATAAAATAATCGTCTTTATCTACCTTTTGGCCGTTGGCCTCGGCGTGCGGGTCTCTCGTATTGCTATCAAATGTAGCTACCCATACTTTTTTTACAGGAATACCCGTTGACTTAACACCTGTTAAACTCCCTGCGTTGCTTGCTGTCGTTATCTCAGTCCTAACAATTCTTTCAGTTCTGAATCTTGCGAAAGTGTGCCACTGGCTCTCCAATCTATCCCTTAACATTGTTGCGGCTTGCTGCATTCCTGCGCCTTCTTCGATGACTTCAGGAATTAACTGCCTTAACAATCGCTGAATGATTTCTTTTGAGGTCTCCCCTACAACCTTAATGTTTTGCGCTATCAATTCTGAGTTAGCGAGTTTAATCATTTCCTCATATAACAGGCCAC